AGCGAGTCAAGAACAATCATCATTGGCTTGCGCTCAGATTCATCTGTTGCAAGAACCTTGTCAACGATTGTCAAACACTGATGGCGGAACTCTTCTACTGTTTCTACAGGAAATACAGCAATGCGCTTAGGATCTACTCCACGCTCAGTGAACATGTCACTGGTTACTGCTTGTTCCGTGTCGAAGTAAAGAACGATACCTTCTGGATTCGCTGCCAAGAATTGTGCAACAACACCAATGCTGAAGTAAGTCTTACCAGTAGCAGATTCACCAGCCAAACAGGTAATCTTGTTACTAGGTAGACCATCAAATAGGCTACCAGATAAAAGAGCATTAAAAGTATAAGACCCAGTATCAATATAGCCGCAAACATCAGATCCATCAAGTCCATCTTCGACTTTACTTGCGAATTTGTTTCCTGAGACATTAATTATTTCCTTCAAAAAATCCATATTATTCTCCGTTAGTTAGACCAATTGTAGCATTATCCACAACCTTGAGTTGGGTAGTGCTGAAATACCGAATATCCCCATTATCAAGAATCACCATATATTGGCTATTTGCATATTCTCCATTATTAAAGAGAAGTACAATCCAACCTTCTCCGAGAGGTGTCTTAACGGGAATAGAACGCTTGAATTCGTGAATGTTTGCCATATTAAGTAAATAAAGATTCCAGTGTGTTTCTATTTTCTGTCTTCCACCCAATTGCTTCAATTATGCTCTTGAGTGGATCCAAGAACGCCTTCTCAAACTGAGTATCATAGTCGATATAAGAGGATAAATCAAGTTCCTTCGGCAAAGATGAATAGAAGGAGATGATTTGATCCTTTCCAAAGCAACCAGCAATGGGATTTGGGGTTTTCAGATAAACAAACTTAATCTTATCCGCATCTCGAATCAACTGATATTTCTTTTCCAATTTGTGCTTCTTGATATAGTGATTGTAAATCAATGCTCCCTTGACGGCAATAGGAGTCCCCTTTTTATAGATGGTAAACGAATCTGTATAGTCCTTGACTCCGTTGACTGAACGAGGGAATGCAATATCCTCCGGGGCAAGCTTACGGAACTTCTTTCTGAAGCTTTCAATGTAATTGATCAGAGTAGGATTGTCCTTGGTCAGAATGATATCGATACACTTCTTCAACTCCTCGCGCACAATCTGTGGAGTAGATGACCGGGATGTTTCGATTCCCATGATCTTGGTCTTTGGCTTGGTGTAACGAACACCTTCTGAATCATGAACCAGAAGCATGTACCTCTTCTTGGCTGTCCAGATACCCTTTGAGGCAATTGATTCGCGCTTCATGAACATCTTGTTTGCATAGGCATTCATGAAATTAGCAAGTTCATCATAGGACTTCGTGATGTACGGTTCGATGATCTCCTTGCAGCACTTATCAAGATAAGTCACGATTTCTTCAGTTGACTTACCCTTTGCCAGAGTGTTTACCAGTGGACCCATGTTGATGTAGATAGAATCTGTGTCACTGGCAACAACATAATCATGATTCGTCTTGAGCATCTTGTTCAAGAACTCGTTGATCTTGTTTTCGATCCAGCGAATAGAAAGCTGACCAGAGAGTGTAATTGCTTCGGCAATCTCTTCGTCGTAATAGCGGAAATATTCGTTACCTAACCAATCGCGCCGTAGGCAGAGTTCAGTTGGATTTTTCTAGCCAACTGAAAATTACGATATTTTGAAATATCGTTCTCTATCTGCCCACGAAGCGATTGCAATTCCTCCGTAGTCATATTTGCGTAATTTTTTGACATTTCCATCCTTTTGAGGGGCCTCTATTTGCTGTGATACCAGTTTTACTGGTTTTCCACAGGGTAGTATACGGTAATTTTCTTTCAGTGCAAAAGTTTTCTAGTCTATTTGTCGTGTATTCCTCACCATTTGGTGCTATTACTTTGAACCAAGAAGATAATGCATTCTGCATTTTTTCTTTATTTTTCTTCCAATACTGCTTAGATTTTTTACTAATTGTTTTTTTAAAAAAATCGGATTTAGTAGTTCCAATATTTTTTTCTGTTGCTTTTTTAAGATTTTCTATTGCTATCAGTCGGTATTTTTCTGGATTTTTTTCTTTTGTTTTTTTAGCAGCACATAAACATTTTTTTCTAATTTTTAAATTTTTCATTGGGTTTCTGCTGCCGCGATTTAAACCACTTCGATTTACATAGTCCCATCCTCCTATACCACCTTTTTTAAGATTGTAGCATAATGGGTTTTCAATGTGCTCAGATATCAATCTCTGCTCTTCGTTGAACATTTCTTCACTTGAAGAACATCTAATTAGTATTTCTCTTTTAAATAAATCTTTACCATATTTTTTTATAGCTTTATTTAAAAGAATGCCACTACCAAGATAAGAATCGTCTTCATCATCAGTTTCGTGCGCTCCAATGTAAAATTTTTCATTAATTGTATTGATTGTTTTATACACTAAATACTTTCTCATAAACTTCCTCCGAAAGTATTTATAACCAATAGCACTTGAACTTAAATTATTCCTCTTCTTTTTAATTCTTCTTCTATTGCTACCATTTCTTTTTCGGATTCAAGCATCAATTCTTTATAATGCTTTCGTTCGGCATACATCTTCTCCATGAGTCGAGGAAGAAAGCCTTGGCTATTCCTAGTGAAGCCTACACCATTTGCGGCAACAGAAATATCATGCTTCTTTGCCATTTCTAGATATTGAACGGCCTTGGAATTCTTTTCCAAAATATCCATGGGTTTCAGACCATTACGCACAAACAGAAAAGAGCGGTCTGTTTTTGTTTCTGGCGATAAATTATATTGCTGAATTAAATGGGGGTAGAGGCTATTTAGATCTAAACTGATAATCCAATCATTCATGCCTAGAATCGGTTCCTTGACATATGCACCTTCGTACTGCCGCTCCTTGACCGCAGACTTCTTTGGAGGAATTACGATCTTATCTTTCAGAAGTTCGTGGTAAATGATGGTATCCCAAGTTCGAACTTGGCTATAAACATCCTCATGATTTACCTTGGCAGAATATGCCACTGCAAGAACGAGTTCAATCAACTTCATCTTTTGATCTAACTTAAAGACAAGTTCTACGTCATGGAAGTTATAGTGAATAAACTTATTGAAGTCTTGCTTGTAGAACTCTCGCAAGCTGTCATACTCATCATATGAAAGCTTCTTTTCACCTAGTTCGACGGAGGCAATATAATCCAGTCGATAAGATTCCTGATTGGTATAGGTAAACTTCTTATACAACTCGTAGTAGTCTAGAGTAGATACGCCAATAATATCACACGCAGTTTGCTCCCCGCGAGATGACTTAGTTTCAATCTTCTTCTTGATGACTTTCTTCCAAGGGGATAGGCGATTGGCCGTATCTTCTCCAAACAGGTAAGAAATTCGATTATAAAGATATGGAATATCGAAGAATCTGACGTTCCATCCAGTTACAATGTCAGGCTTCTGTTGCTCCCAAAACTCAATAAAGTCCTTAAGCATTTGGTTTTCATTGTCATACTGATTGCAACTGACATTTGGATTATCAATATGGAAAGTGCCTAAACCATAGACATAAGACTTGTTCTTGATCCGCACGGTGATCGCAATCACCTGTTCATTGGCAGTTTCGATGTTCGGAAATCCAGCCTCACACTTGGTTTCGATATCGATAAAGGCTGTAACGATTTGATCGATCTTGTAATCGATATCATTGGGAAATTCTTCACCAATAAACTGGTAAATGAAATCTGTTTGACCAAAGATAGAGAACCCAGAGATATTAGCATACTGATCTAAAAAATCCCTAGTCTCTGTGATTGTACCGGGCTTGATTGGTTCTACCGCACGGCCATCAAGCGTCTTCCAGTCAGAAGATTTGTGGGTATAGGAATAAAGAGTGGGTCTGTAAGGAATTTCCCTACAGACCCGACTCCCATCTTCCACCCCTCTATAAAGAATCTTGTTGCCGCGAATCTCAACACATGTGTAAAAGTTCATGTATCGATTATACTGGCAGTTGAACACAAATCAAGCATCATCCTTTGACTTTATATAAGCCGAGAATAGAACACAATAGTTCATGATGTCTAGAATTGCGTCCTGATAACCTTCGTTATCGACTACTAGTTTTCCCGCATTTGCAAAGGTACTCAGGCGAGATACCTTATCTGTGATACGGACAAGAAATCCTTGTTCTGTGCTGCAAATACCCATTGCTTCACATCGTTCAAAATTTGCAAATGGTTGTGCTCCGCTATTTCCAGCGTAGTCGTGATTCTTCTTCTTCATGATTTGAAGAGCAGTTTGAGACAGCTCTTCATGATGCTTAAAAAGTTCTTCTCTGTTCATTCGCCTGTGCTCCCGAAGCCACCGCTTCTATCTGTCTTTATACTTGGTCTTTCAGAGATATGATGATAAACAAAATGTTCAGTACGAACAAGTTCCATTTGGGCAACTCGTTCTTGATGACCGATATCATACGAAATATCGCTTGTGTTGACTAGCGGAATCATTAGTTCTTCCACATAGTCGCAGTCGATTACGCCTTCGCAGTTGACCAGAGCCAGACCCTTCTTGATCGCAAGACCAGAGCGAGGATGCATACGCACTGAGAAGTGCTTTGGAATGTCAAGAATTATTCCTGTGGGGACTAGGATTCTTTCCTTGGGTCCAATGCGAATGGAGACTGATTTCTCGTCAGTCTTAATAGTACTTTTATTATTGTACCGATCATAGACTGAGATTTCTTTATTTTGAATGAACGCATAGACATCAACACAGGCCGAATTTGCTGTAGCAAGAGACGGGTTCATGACCGTGGGATGTAACTTAAAAATTCCTAGTGATTCCATAAGAAAATAATAGCAAATATAGAAAAAAAATCAAGCAGAATCATAATTATCATAATCAAATTTTACATTAAACGTACCAAGTAGAGAATTACTATCTGTGTAATTTCTTACGTTGAATGTAAATCCGTGAATCCCCAGAGTATTTCCGGTTGGAATTCCATCTACCCAAGCATCAACTCTTATTGGTAAAGTATTCCCCAAAGGTATTATTCCAAGCGAAGATGTTGCTCCTGCCTGAATGGTTGATGGATTGAATGCATAATCAATTATATTTCCATCCGTCAATTGATTTCTTAGTCTTACATGGAATGTCACATTATTAAATGTGGTTCCTGCGGCCAAACTCTTTGCTGCTAATTCAAAATAAATACTAGCTGGAGATTCTGCATTTCCAACTCGGTAAGGATATACATCAGAGAGAATTGTCTTTGCTCTTTGGCAAGATTGATAAAAGAAATCATTATATAATCCTAGCAAATATGTTTTAGCTGCTGGAGTGCCCCATGTCATTCCAGTTAAACCAAGATGAGGGAACCAGAAAGTATCGTTTGCCACATCAAAAGTTAATCCTAAAATAGTAGAAATGATATTTCTTTTAACTATTGGCGCGGTTGCAGCGTTTGTATAATAAAAATTAGTTGCTGACCAAAGATTTAAACCGTTTCCGCCTAATTGTCGATATTTGTATAAATTTAAATATTGATCAGCTACTGGCATGGCAACAGATCCTTCAGTAGTTGCCCATCCTTCAATGTAAATAAAACTAAAGATCGGTAATATAGATCTTCTTCTAGTTATTCCAGCAGGCAATGTTGTTCCAGATACTCGTTCTGCAACATTTAGATAAGCAGTTCTCCATCTTTCAAAGTTGCTATAGGTTGCGGGAGTTCTTCCACTGGCATTAAATGTATATCCTAAATTTTGATAAAAACTTGTAGCAAGCTTACTGGGAATATATTGATAATATTGAGGTGTCAAATAATCTTGTACAGTATAAGCATCTCTCTGTTGTATAAGAGCATGTTGAGTAAATCTCTCGGCAGCATCATCTAATAGACGTTGTTGTTCATCTGGAAGATTGGCTAAAGAGATTCCATCAATAGTTATATTATTTTTAGCAAAATTACTTAAAAAATAAATGTTGCTAAATGGACCAGAAGGATTTCCAACATCCCACGTTAAACCTCTAGATGCAGTCCATGTATTGCCGAAATTAGCATCAAATGTCCAACCATCTACACCATAAAGATATGATGTTACCTGTGAATAAAGTTCAAATTCCATACCCCATCCATAATGAGATAACTTTATATTAGGTCCATAAAGAGTTTTTAAATTGTTAAATAACTGAATGTATTGATTGGTTGCATATCGGTTAATTGGTCCATTATAAATTCTTGTCAGAGTGTTTCCGGTATATCCCGGATCTAAATCTAAAACATTATCATGAAATTGTGTATCTATAGCTGTAAGGCCACTCAATGATCCCGGTGGATAAGGGACTGAAACACCATTCATAGCGGTGCTGAACCAATTTTCAAAATCAAGCATTATATTTGCGGTAGTACCAAATGAATATGACGTTCCGAAAAATGATGTTGATTTTGAAGTTATATCATTTATTAAAGCATTATTAAATGCGGTGCTTGTTAGTGATGTTTGATCACCGGGTATAATACTTGAATTTGGCCAAATATAAAATTTAAATCCAAGATCATTAAATCTTGTTTTTAATTGATTATCTACAGCCGTATCATTAAAATAATAAGGAAAGCTGTCGGCTAAAGTAAATTTATGCACTCCTTGATTTGGCTGATAAAATGCTGGAGCATATCCACCAGAAGGTCCACCCTTATATACGGTGAAATCAATAAATGGCGACGAAAGAATTTGCCCTTGTTGTGTTTCTTCTGGACTATATGCAAATCTTAATAAAAAACTTTCAACACTTACATCATCTGTTAAAAATGGCCCCGGAACATCTACCGTTGCGTAATTTGATTGATTTGGTAGATTTACTTTAATTCTAGCAGAATATCTAGTAGGAGCTATTCTTACTATTTTATCAAAATCCGAGCCGTATGGATTTAGTATCTCCATTAGCGAGTTACCTCTTTAGTAACTTCAAATGTTCCCTCTAGTAATCTTGTGACATCACCGCTTACGGAATTAGTAAGTTCAAGATCATAAAAATGTCTTCCTACTGGGAAATATCTAGTTACCGTATGAGGAACATTAATGTAAATGCCACCAGTTCTGGTAATTCCCTGAATATCTTGATTAAGATAAATCCCCCCACTGGCTGTAGTTCCAGTTATGACTCCGGGTTCATAATAACCAGTCACTCCCCCATAAGTAAGACCGGAAATAGAAGCATCTAACAAAATTTTAGAATCATAGGCAGATTTTCTAACTTGCATCTGACAAGTAAAATTTTCAAGGTTTATACCTGTGCCCCCAACTCCAGCATACAGATAATCAAATTGGATCTTGAAGGAGGCTCCTTGTTCTGCGATGATGTCATATCTTCCTGCTGGCATATCAATATTTAGTAAATGTTTTGATCAATATTCCCCCACAGAAACTTCTTCAAATACAGATGCGTTTATAGTAATAAACACTCTTCCGCTATCTATTTCTTGCACAATAGCTTTATTTGGGTTTTGTAACAATTCACCGATGTATATAAATCTTTCAGATTCTCTTAGATCATATATTAATACATCTGGATCGTTTGGATCATTTATTTTAACAACACTTAGAGGTCTAGCCATATTAATTTCCTATTAAAATTTCTCTTTCAAGCGGTCTTCTAATTCTACAACCAATGTAATCGCAATATAGAACACTAGCAGATGCGCGAACATCTGTTAATTTTGTTACAATTAAATTTAATCCCATATAATCATTATTAGCACTAGGATAAAATGCGGTGTTTGATGCTGTAGTTGTGACTTCTGTATCTGTCACAGGAACTCCAAAAGTTCTGTTTTTTATTTTATAAGTTATTGAAATTGTTCCAGAAGAATTTCTTTCTACACAAAGATATAATCTATATGATAATCCAGTTTCACCAAATTCATCAACAACTACACCAGTATCGATTCTTTCTCCGGTTCCGTCTTTACGAATAACTAAATTCCATGTGCCATCTCCCGGTAACTGAGCAGAATCTGATTCAAATTCTAAATAAATCCCATCAGTAGGTTCTGCATTTGTAACAGAATTCATAAATCCAAATCTATATGCACCACTTGTAGTGCTTAATAAATCTGGAACTGCTTGAAGAACTATTCCACATTCTGCTTCATATTTTGTAATCAGACCAGATCCCGGTGTTGGAATACCCGGCAAAATATTCGTACTCGTTCCATGTGAAATATATCCGCTATTGTTTGAGGTTGATCCAGTGTTCATGTTAACAACACCATTACAATCTTTTATATCACCAGTAGTGAATCCTAAATAAGCAGCAAATGCAGCAGAAGTAAAAGTAGAGGTTCCGCCGTTTCCAGTTGTACTAGCAAATCCCCCTCCCGAAACACTTAATGCGTTTGAAGCAGCAGCTAGTTGAAGAAAATCTGTAAATAAAATAAAATCTAATTGGTTTGGATTATCATTATTAACAGATCCAACCAATACATTTTCATTTATACTTCGTATACTGTATGCCATATTATGCGAATAATAAAATTTCTCTAGTAACAGGTCTTCTAATCCTACCAGCAATATAATCAACAAAAACTAATCTTGCAGTAGTAGAAGTAGTTGTGATTTTTGAATTTGTTAAAACTATACCCATATAATCACCAGTTGCACTCGGATATCTTGCTGTAGTTGTCGGAGCAGCAGTAGTTTCTTCATTTGTATTGTCGGTTAAATTTTTAATTTTATATGTAGTAAGATAATTTCCAGAAGTATCTCTTTCTACACACAAATATAATCTATATGTTTTCGATGCTGTCACAGCAGTGGTAGTTGCAACTCTGTCTTGAGAGTTATCTTTTCTAAAAACTATATTCCAATTTGTATCTGTCGTAGTACCATCACATAAAAATTCAAAATAAACGCCATCGGCAGGAACAGTATTTGTGGTGCTGCTCATAAATCCAAATCGATAATATCCTCTATTTGTAGTTGGAGAGTTTCCATGAATAGTGCTATCTGTTCGTATAAGAATTTCACATTCATATTTGGTTACTAATCCAGAATCCGGTGTAGGAATGCCCGGAATAATAACGGCAGATGTCGCTAATCCACCATATCCTGTAGAATTGCTAGTACCACCAGTAGATACTGATACGACACCAGAAGCAAATGTTATTCCAAACGCTTCAAAATGAGCGGCAGTATTACTTGTATGTGCCCCACCGTTGCCAGATGGTGCATAAAAAACTGCTCCCTGAGAGGGTACTGCTATTGTTGGATTTGCGTTTTGATGAAAATCAGAAAAGAAAATAGTATCTAATTGATTTGGATTTTCCGATTGAGCACAAGCCGGAAGAACATATTCGTTGATGCTTTGAATACTGTATGCCATATTTTCTCCGTTAGATTACAAACCAATTAGAACCATCACTTACTAAATCAACTGCTTGATATTGTCTAGTCAAATTATAACCAAGAGTTATACCATCGATAGATTGAGATGATGTTGTAAAAACTTTTACTACAGATGAACTTGTATTCTTGACAGAATATCTATTTGTATTTGATGCCGCTGTGGGTAAGGTTAATGTAAGACCCGCCGTGCATATGTAAACGAAATCAGTACCAGCAGTAGATCCCGCATTTGTGTTTGTTGAAATGCTAGTAATATATCTACTTAATCCAGAATATGATATGTCTCCAGTAGCACCGTTAAAAGTTCTTACACCCTGATTGGTTACCGTTACAGTTCCAGTAGCACCGGACACAGAAATTCCAGTACCCCCAATAAGAGATGATACTCCTTCCACAGCTCCAGTCAATCCATTGAATGAAGATACCCCCCCACCAGATCCCGTTGCTGTACTCCACGACAAGGTCGCAGGATTAGATCCATTTGTAGTTAAAACTTGTCCCGGACTTCCAACGGTTGTTGGGAATGTATATGAAGTTGTATTATAATTAAAAGCAATGGCTGAAGTATTATCTTCTACACGAATATAGGTTCCGTTGTTTGCTATATCAGCATCACCAATATAAACTGCATTGCCAGCAGATTGATTAATAATAATTGACGAAGCACCATTACCACTTATAAAATTCTGCGCACCCGGCGAAACAGTTAAGAATCTATTTCCCTTTATTGATGAATAGAAATAACTCGTATCTGCATAAAACTCAACCGTATTTGCAGCAGTAAGACCTTGTGCAAAGTTTTGAGTTACGCTGAAATTATTATTTACATTCGTAAATGCAACATTAGTAATCGCACCAGTATTTCCATTAATGGATGATACACCTTGAACTGCTCCTGTATTGCCATTAAAACTCAAGACACCAGTATTAGTAATGGTAACAGAACCAGTTGCACCAGATACGCTAATACCAGATCCGGCAACAGCAGCTGATACACCTTGAACTGCTCCTGTATTGCC